GTCAAAAAGGTATTAAAGTAAATTTAAAACCAGGTGATATGTTAGTCTATTCTGGTTGTGAATTAGAGCATTGGCGAGAAAAGTTTAAAGGTAAAGACTGTGCTCAAGTATTTCTTCATTATAACAACCGTAAAACACCGGGTGCTAAAGATAATATGTTTGACAAGCGCCCACATTTAGGACTTCCTTCTTGGTTTAAACGATGATATAATCTTTAGATGGAGACAGGGCACCACCACATACCCCCTGTCTCCTTTTAAGGATTTATATTATGTTAGGATTTGGATCATTTGCGGAATTCCCTTTTGCTACTGTAGCACCAGACACAGGAGTTATCATTAATGTTAATGGTAACCAATTAAATATTACTATAGGTAGTGTAGGAATTATTGCAGATTCTATTGTAGAAAATGTTGATCCCAATAGATTAACTCTTGGGCTTGGAACTTTAAGTATTACAGGAGACGCTAATTTTAACGTTACAGGGTCTCAAGTATCATTAGGACTTGGAAACTTTACAATTACTGCAGATGCTAATATAAACGCTACAGGAAACGCATTGACGTTGGCTACAGGAAATGTTACAATAACAGGTAACGCATTAGTAAATCCTGATGGGTCCGCTTTATCATTAGATACAGTAGAACCAGGAATTATTACGTGGAATGATATAATACCAGGAGCAACAATGGTTTGGACACCAATAAAACCTTATTAATATGGCATCAACTTACTCATCAGATTTAACATTAGAGATAATTACAACCGGAGAAAAAGCAGGTCTTTGGGGAACAATTACTAATACTAATTTAGAAATATTACAAGCAGCAGCATCAGGTTATGTAGAAGTACCTATGACATCAGGTTCTGATGTAACTTTAAGTTTAGCGGATGGATCGTCATCTGCAAATGGTAAAAATATTTATTTAAAACTAACTGGCACAATGACAGCCAGCATTAATTTAATTATCCCTGCAACATCAACAGGGGGTACAGTTAACAGAGTTTATATTATAGAAGATGCAACAGACAGAACTACAGCAAATAATTATACTTTAAATATTAAAACAGCTGGATCCTCAAATCCAGTTCCTGTTCCTGAAGGAGCTAACTTAATTGTAAGATCAGATGGAACAGATACGGCATTAGCTTTAATTCAAAAAGGAATGAAGACTATTACTTCTTCAAGTGTAACTTCATATACAGCAGTTAATAATGATCAGATAATTGTAGATACACAAGCAAACACAGTAGTTATTACTTTACCTGCATCTCCTAATACTTCTGATGAAGTAACTATTATGGATGGTTCTGCTTCTGGAGGTTTTGCAACAAACGCAGTTACTGTGGCTAGAAATGGTTCAAATATTAATGGTGCGGCTTTAGATTATACAATGAATGTTAACAACCAATGTGTTACTTTTATCTATACCAACGCTACTAAAGGCTGGTTACTTAAATCAACAAACCAATAGGAGATAAACGTGCTTACTGAAATTAAGTTTGCTCCTGGAATAGACAAGCAAGATACCAGTGTGGGTGCAGCAGGTCGTTGGGTTGATTCTGATAATGTTAGATTTAGATATGGATTACCAGAAAAAGTAGGGGGATGGCAATCTTTATTAAATGAATCTATTGTAGGGGTTGTTAGAAAACAACACGCTTTTGTTGATAATGATGGTAACAGGTATGTTGCATTAGGAACAGATAAATTTTTATTACTTTATTTTGAAGGAGGTCTTTATGATATTACTCCTTTAAAAACAGCTTTAACTTCAGCAACACTTGCTACAACAAATGCTTCACCTATTTGTTCTATTACAACAGGAACAGATCATAATCTATCTTTAGGAGATATTATTTTATTAGATAATGTAACTTTACCAGTGGGTACAGGTTATGTTGATGCAGACTTTGAAGATAAATTATTTCAAGTAACTTCTATTACTAGTAATACAGTATTTACAATTACTCAAACTACAAATGCTACGGCAACGGTTGCAACAGGAGGTAGCATAGATGTTGTTCCTTATGAACAAGTTGGACCTGCAGAACAGACTTACGGTTATGGTTTTGGTGTAGGTGTTTATGGATCAACTATTGGCGGAACGGGATGGGGAAATGCGGTTAATGCAGCTTCTGTAACTCTTGAACCAGGACTTTGGTCTTTAAGTAATTTTGGTCAAGTCTTAGTTGCAACGATTGCAAATGGAAAAACATTTACTTGGGATTCAGCAATAGCTGCAAGATTAACAACAAGAGCATCTACTACAACATCTGGATTTCAAACTACAAATAATCCTACTGCAACAAGAGTTACTTTAATTTCTCCAACAACACGTCACTTAATTCACCTTGGAACAGAAACTACAATCGGCGATCCATCTACTCAAGATGATATGTTTATAAGATTTTCAGTAGATGAAAATATTAATGAGTATACACCAGAGGCTACTAACACTGCAGGAACTCAAAGAATTCAAGATGGTACAAAAATTATGGGTGCTTTGGTTGCAAAAGAAAATATTCTAGTTTGGACTGATAACGCATTATATACTATGAAATTTGTTGGAGCTCCATTTACCTTTGGGTTTGAGCAAGTAGGAACTAACTGCGGATTGATAGGTAAGAACGCAGCTATTGAAATTGATGGGGTTGCTTATTGGATGGGTAATAATGGTTTCTTCTCTTTTGATGGTACTGTTAATACTTTACCTTGTTCAGTTGAAGATTATGTTTATGATGATATTGATACTACAAAAGGTCAACAAGTAAATGCTGGGATTAATAATCTATTTACAGAAGTAGTTTGGTGGTATCCAACAGCCGGATCAGAATTTAATAATAGATATGTAGTTTTTAACTATGGACAAAGTAATGGACAATTACCAATGGGTAATTGGTACACAGGAGTAAACGTTAACTCTATTCGAACTTCTTGGATTGATTCTTTAGTATATCCTAAACCTTATGCAACTGCCTATAATAGTAGTAATGATGGAACTTTTCCTGTAGTGATTGGTCAATCAGGACTAGGTGCTTCAGTATTCTTCGAGCAAGAAACGGGGACCGATCAAATTAATCCAGATGGATCTGTTACAACTTTAACTTCTTTTATACAATCATTTGATTTTTCTTTACAGGCAAATCAAAGTGAAATTTTTTTAGCAATGAGAAGATTTCTACCTAACTTTAAAGTACTAACAGGTAACAATCAAGTAACTATAGGAGTGTCTGATTATCCTTCTGATAGTGTAGCTGCTACAAGATTGAGTCCATTTACAATTGATGCTACAACTGATAAAGTAGATACAAGAGCTAGAGGAAGATATGCAAGTATTAAGATTGAAAATATAAATTTAGGTGAGACTTGGAGATTTGGTACATTTCAAGTAGACCTACAACCAGACGGTAGAAGATAATGACTAAAGTAGTAGTAAGATTACCAGAACCTAAAAGAGAATATAGTGAAGATAATCAAAGACAAATTAACAGAGCGTTAACTACAATTATTGAACAGTTAAACTCTACGTACTTAACACAACTTAAAGAACAAAGTGAAAGATTTACTTGGTTTAAATCAGGAAATTAATATGGCAAATATATATAAAAACGCACAATTTAATTTAACTACAACTGATGTGACAGATATCTACACTGTGCCTTCTAACTCTAGAGCTATAATACAGAATATACACACAGCTAATGTTGGTGGTGGAAACACAGAAATAAAAGCATTTTTATATGATAATTCAGCAACAACTGCTTTTCAATTTGCTGAACATACTGTAAACTCAGGAGATTCTAAGTCTATCGCTGATGGCTCAATTGTGTTAGAAGAGAATGATAAATTACAATTGCAAGCTGCTGTAGGAAATATATTTGAAGGCACTTGTGCAATATTAGAAATAAACAGAGAGGACAGATAATGCCATTTATAGAAACAGAAGCATCCGTTAGATATGAAATAATCAATGGTGAAAGAGTACCAGTTATTACACCTAAGTGTGAAGTAACCTTAACAAATACTGTAACAGGTAAAGAGTATATGTCGGACGCTGAAGCGTTAGCTGATGTACAAAACACAAACACAGACACTAAAGCAGAACACATTAAAAGAGACGTAAAAGTGACTGTAGAAGAGATTAATCTAGGCGCTGGCGCTAATATATTCTAGATTGACTACAAGCAAAAAGTCTTGTAAATTGTGCTCTACTCGCCTATTTACAAGTTTTGCGAACTTGCTTTTCAGTGTATAATACAAAGATAAATTTATGGGATTTTTAAAAAAAATAACTAGACCAATTTCAAGAGCATTAGATAAAATCATACCTAATGAAATTAAACCTGCTTTACCTTTTCTAGCAGCGGCGGCTCCATTTATGGCCCCAGGACTTATGGGACTTGGTGGTAATACTATGTTATCAAGAGCTTTAATGTCAGGGGGTTTAAACCTTGGATCTCAATTAGCTCAAGAAGGAAGTGATGGAGACTTTAGTGCATTATCATTAGCTATGGCTTCTGGTATTGGTGCGTTATCGGCGCCAAATGCAGCAAGCACTATTAGAGGTGTAGATCCAAATTTTGTAGGACCACGTCCTGCAGCAGAAGGAATTTTAGGTCAAGGAAAAGAATATTTAGCTAGGGGAGCAGAATTTTTAGGACCACAAACAGGTGGAGTAACAGATATATTAGGTAAGGGTGGAACTCAAGCAGGATTAAATATGGAAACTTTAAAAGCAGCTTCAATTCCTTTTACTCAAGGTACAACTGATCTAGCAGTAGCTGAAAACAGAAGAGCACTAAAAGATTATGAAAGAGAACAAGCTGAATATGAAGCGGGAATGAATGAAGAAAATTCAAACAGAGCATTTGCCATTAGACAATCTATGGAAGCTTATGGCTTTACAGAACAAGAAATTTTAGACGCGATCGAAGCAGCAGGATACAGAGCTGGTGGTAGAGTAGGATTTAATAACGGCGGTGGTGCAGACTTTGGTGGTATACCTGCAGCTATAGAAAATATAAAAGAAGATGCAGAAGAGATGATTACAATTATGACAGACAACGGTCCGATTCAAATTGAAAAATCAGTTTATGAATCTATGCCAGGAATGTTTATGGATACAACTACAAGCGCATATGGTGATGCAGGTAGAGGTAGACCCGTACCACAATTTGCAAATGGGGGACGAATAGGTTTAAAAAATGGATCTGATGGATCTTCAACAGGTAGTTTTGGTACAGATAGATATATTTCTGAAATGTTATCTGAAGGAAATACTCTTGCAAATAGAGGTGAAAATTTTATGAGCGAGTATGATGAGATGGTTAAATCAGGTAAAATAGATTCTAGTATATTTGATAAGTTAAAAGAATATAAGGATATGCAAAAAACAGAAGAAAATTTAGAAAAAAAATTCTCAAATGAAAATCTTGAAAATGTTGCTGAAGAAAATTTAGATAAAGACGCTTTAAAATTTTATGATAAAAAAGTAAATAAATTAGAAAAAAAATTTGATGATTTAAATAAAAAAGAAGAAGGTATAATTGCACTTGAGAAAAAAACTAATTTTGATGCAAGTGAAATTACAAAAACACCCGACTTTCAAAATTGGTTAAGAGTATACAATTCAGAAGATAAAATGAAAGCATTTGATCATCCTTATGCAGATATATATTTATCTATTTTAGACGTAAAATTAAAAGGTAGAAATGAAAGTCAAAGAGATTTAGTTGGATTAGCAGACGGTGGTCTAATGAATTTAGGTGGTAGAGAAATGGATATGAGAACTGGTGGCTTTATACCTATTGGTAAAAAAGAAAGAGCAGACGACGTTCCTGCTAGACTT